ATACGTTGAATAGTGTGACGCGACAGTGGGTGTCCCAGATTATCTGGGGTGGCCTGTTGACGGAGAACGTGGTGCAAGCAACCGCCCGTGACATAATGGCCACGGCCATGATGGCGTTGGAAGTTAAGGGCTACAATGTAATCCTGTCCGTACACGATGAAATCATTAGCGAAGTGCCAGATGGTTTTGGTTCGCTTGACGAAATGATTGACATCATGACACAAGTTCCGGCATGGGCGCAAGGCTGCCCGATCAACGCCGAGGGCAAAGAAGGAAAGAGGTATCGGAAATGACAGCACACGCTAAGTTTGGCGCATCGAATGCGAAGCGCCGCATCAACTGCCCCGGCTCACTCGCAGCCGAGGCTCCGTTCCCTAACGAGAGTTCACCCTACGCCGAACTCGGTACGGCTGCGCATGAATTTGGTGAGTTCTGCTTAGTCAATGGACATGAAGATGCCTTCGCCTTCATTGGCCAAGAGCATAACGGCCACAAGGTTGACGACAACATGGCCCGTGCGGTGCAGGTATACATCGACCACATCCGCGAGACGGCTGCCTTGGAACCAAGCATCTGCCGCTATGAGAAACGCTTCAGCCTAGACAAACGTGATCCGCCCATGCCGATGTTCGGCACGGCGGACTGCATCATCTACGGCAAAGAAAGCGGAACGCTGTACGTCCTCGACTATAAGCACGGCCAAGGCGTTGCGGTCGAAGTCGCAGATAACGAGCAGCTTAAATATTATGCGCTCGGCGCAATCCTTGAGATTGGCGAGAAGGCTCCGGTCAACAAAGTTATAACGGTCGTTATACAACCACGCGCCATGCACCCTGATGGGCCGGTGCGGTCGCATAGCTACAGCCGCGACGAGATTATGGACTTTGGCATAGACCTGATTGACGCAGCGTATGAATCATTGAAGCCGGACGCACCGCGCATCTCTGGCGACCACTGCAAGTTCTGCCTTGCGGCGGGGACTTGTTCGGCCCTGCGCAACAACGCCCTTGAGGTCGCACAAGACGAGTTCGGTACAGTACGAACCGTCAATGACCTAACTCCACAGGAGGTAGCGGACTATCTGCAAAGGGTTCCGCTGATCGAAGAGTGGATTAAATCTTTGCGCCGCCACGCCAATACTTTGTTGGAAACGGGCGGCGGGCTTCCCGGCTACAAGCTGGTTGAGAAACGACCGACCCGCCGCTGGCGTGTTGAAGAAGAATTTGTGGCTTGGGCCACAGAAGAAGGTCTCGATGACGACGACATCTACGAAAAGAAGTTGAAGTCGCCACCGCAGATCGAGCGTGTTGTAGGTAAGAAGAACTTGCCTGCATCGCTCGTCATAGCTGTATCATCCGGCACATCAATGGTCGCTGATACAGATAACCGTCCCGCTGTTGCCACGTTGGCAGCAGATGACTTTACCGTTGAATAAGGAAATACCGATGTCAAAAGTTATTACACCAGAAGCAATCATCTCTTATCCGCATGTGTTCGAACCACAGACGCCTCCGGGTGCAAGTGAGCCAGTCTATTCTTGCTGCCTTGTATTCCCTGACGGCACGGACATGTCCGAACTCAAAGCGACAGCGGCTGCTGTGGCCAAGGAGAAGTGGGGAGACAAGACAAAGAGCCTCATGGAAGGCGGCAAAATCCGTATGCCTTTCCGTAACGATGGCGAAGAGAAGGGCTACCCTGAAGGGTCGGTCTTCATGAATGTCAAATCTAAGCAAGCCCCCGGTGTGGTCAGCAAGTTTGCTGGCGAGAACGGCAAGCCTGCTCCGATTACAGACCCCAAGGAAATCTATCCGGGGGCCAAGGTCCGTGCCTCGCTGCGCGCCTATGCGTACAGCGTCAACGGCAACAACGGCGTTGCCTTCTCACTGGGCAATCTTCAGAAGGTAGCCGACGGTCCCCGTATGGATGGCCGTCTGTCTGCTGCGGACGAGTTTACTGCGACGGAACGTCCGTCCGCAGACATCTCAGATTTGGATGACCTTTTGTGATTTGACGTTACGCAAGTAATGTCGTAAGATGTTGGGGCCGGGGATTTGGAAGTCTCCCCGGCCCCTTCATTTAACTGCTTAGAAGGAGCAGCTAATGCACAAAGACCTTATTACGGCTGAAGAAGCTCGTCAACTTTTTGATTATGATCTAGATACGGGCGACTTGCGATGGCGCATTCGCGGAAGGAAACTTGTCTCTTGTCGGGACAAGCATGGCTACCTTGTTGTTCGAGTAAACTACAGACTAGCGTGGCTGATACACCACGGGGTGTGGCCCGAAAGTCTAATAGACCACATCAACGGCATCCCTTCCGATAACCGGATAGTCAATCTGAGGGCCGCGTCTTACGCACAAAACAATTGCAACCGACGGGTAAACTCTTCTAACTCATCTGGCTTTAAGGGCGTGTCATACGATATCCGACGAAATAAATGGGTGTCGAAAATAAAGCACAAAGGTAAGTGGTTCAATCTTGGCAGACATGAAACACCAGAAAAAGCCCATGCGGCGTATTGTGCTGCGGCTAAAAACTTACACCAAGAGTTCGCTCGGCTAGTCTAAAGCCTCCGAAATCATCTGGGCTTTACGCGCAAGTATCTTGTTGACGTGTTCGTCTACCGAATTGGCTAACGAGAACACGCGAACGATCACCGGCTTTAGCTGGCCGATCCTATGGCAACGCTTGGCCGCTTGTGCATTAGTAGAGTTCAGCCAGTCCATCTCGACAAACGCCACCTGATTTGCGGCGGTTAAGGTAATGGCTGTCGAGCAGGCTGTGATTTGGCCGATGAATACGCGCACCTTCGGATTGGTTTGGAAGTTATCAATCGCCGCTTGGCGTTCAGCCGTTGGCATACCGCCCGCAACAACGACAGGATTGAAATCTTTCAGCTTATCGTAAAGCGTCTGGATCGCGTCGGTATGGTAGGCGAAGATTACAATCTTGTCGTAGGCATCATCAGCCAACTCGCCCGCTATCTGTGTGGCAATGGGCGCTGCCTTGGCTACACCTGTCAGCCGACGCAGTGACGCGATGTGAGGGGCGATGCCGTCTATTTTTTCGGATAAATCTTCATTTGTCAGGGCGTTAGCAAGGATAGCATCAACGGCCTCCTTCTCTCGCGGGTCTTCGATGTGCTTAGTATCGCTCCAGTTAGCTACTTCTATTGAAGTATCCTGCCACCAAATCGGCGGTAAATCCTTTAGCACAATTTCGGATTTACGACGCAGCATGATTGCCTTCAGCACGGTCTTGAACTCGGTCATGCGTTCAGTCTTGTTACCAAGAATTTGCAAGCCGAACTTACCGTTCCAAGTCTTGCAGAAATACATCGTAAAGTCTGTGAAGTTTAGAGGGTACTGCCAAATCGCTTTGAGATGCGTCCAGAAATCGCTGACGTTAGAAGGAAGGGGAGTACCGCTAAGAAGCCAAACACGATCAGCAAACTTAACAAGGCCATCACCGCGACAGTACTGGCCATATAGATACTTTGTGCGCTTAGCAGTACGGTTCTTGAGATAATGAGCCTCATCCAGAACGAGAACGTCTGGCTCAAACTTTGCGATTTCATTGCGGACCTCCTTCGACTGTGTGATTTTATCATAGCTGAAGACTTTCACTTCGCGCTCGACGGTTCCCCATCGCTCGAACTCACGCCGCCAGTTGATCTTGGCAATAGCCGGGCAGATCACGACGACTTTTGTGAGGCCGAGTGTATCACAGGCCGCGATAACTTGAAGTGTTTTGCCAAGGCCCTGCTCATCGGCAAGGAACGCAGCCGGGTTATCACAGAGAAAGTCTGCGCCGACCTTTTGGTAATCGAATAGATGGTTCATTGTCTTCCCTCTCGGCGGCGTAGCAGGCAAGAAGCGCAGCTTCGGCCCGGCCATCGTCCTTTTTCCGTGCGAAGAGATGGGCGTAATCCGGGAACAACTCTTGTGCCCGCTGACGACTGCCGTCCTTTCCTCCGAACGTGCGCATAGACTTAATCCAAGTCGCAGGCGGTATCAACTCAAAAGATACAGACAGGCCAGCAAGCACGCCTTCGACGATACCCGCCGCTCGGCCAAAGCTGAACATCGAGGACACACCTTGGCCCGGCATGGCGTGAACCTTTTCGATGAGAGCGGAAGTATCGGCGGTGACGTGGCCGCGCAAAGCGTTGGCCAGCATGTGCGCGTCAACCTGATTGACGACACGCGGCCCGCGCTTGACCTTTAGAGTAGGCATGTCGATGATGACAAGTTCTCGGCTATCCTTATCCAGAATAGCGACAGCCCCGAACGCGCCGGGATCAATACCCATGAACTTCATGGGCGATGCGTATAATATTA